AACCGTGCCAAGGTCTGTGTCGGTTACTTGCGTGAATGTTGTTCCATCGTAATAGTAAAGATTGCCTGCTGAAGCAACACAAATTCGGTCAAATGAATAATCAAAACTTACCTGACCTGCACCGCCAACATCACCAAGAACAGCAACATTCCCGACTGAATCAATGCTAACCAGCTTGGTTCCCATGACACGATAGCAAACGCCATTCCATTCAATTCCGCCACGGTCTATTCCCGTGCCTATCCCGAATTGCGCAATGCCATCAGCAGGTCGCAAATAACCTTCTGATATTCCACTTGGCTTTGGCACTGGAACCATATTGCGCGGCAATGCTGTTCGCAAATCTGGTTTGCTGTCTGCGTAAATGCCGCTCAGAATTGGAATTTGCACGTTATCACCACTTTTCCTTATTACTCCAATACGCCGCGCTCATTTTGCCTTTAGCTATGTTTTTTGCGTGCCTGGCCTTGAATGATTCGCGCCGTTTTTTATCTGATTCGGATTCGTTATCACGTTTTGGCGAACCGCTTACACCTTGCTGACCAAATCGAATAGTTTTCACTTTGTCGCCTTCTTTAGCAACGACAACGTGTGATTTTGTCGGGTGTGAAGGCGTGCGTTTTGGCTTGTTGTAACTAGCAACGCCAACACGCTCAAGGCGAGCGTCTTTCTTCATTGTTAGCCGCCTTCACCTGCAGAAACATACATTGTGTTCCCTGCTGCTGAACTGATTGCAGCAATACTTAAATGTCCCGCAGGAATTGAAAAAACAACAGATGAATTTGGCAAAACTGGCGTTGATCCTGGCGTGCCAACGGTCGGGATAGTTGCAACAGGCGCAGATGAAGCCGTCTTTACAAAAATTACATTTGCGCCGACATTTGTAATTCTGATTGAATTACCGGCAGGCAAAGGAATCCCTACAAATGAAGATGTTGTACCAACAGCAAGCGCAGCAGTTAAATTGTCACAAAAATAAGGCATTGAAACAATTGTTTCAGCAAAAACGCCGTCATTTTTGTCTACATATCTCGTTGTTACATTGTTATATGTTTTTAAAATATCAGTCATTTTTTAACCTTAAGAAATTCTATAAGAAACCCACGTGGTCGCGCTTGTTCGTCTTGATCTAAAGGTTCCTGAAGTATTTGTTGCTACAGCAGCATTTCCGACGATTGTATGCCCTGTTCCAACTGCCAAAGTAAAAGCATTTGGACCCGTGTTAATTACAGTCCAGTTAAAAGCCAAATCAGATACAGTTCCAAAAGCGCCATCCATCAATGTACCTGTTGGTAAAGTTGCTGTAACAGCAGCAGCAGTTGTTGATGTGATAATTTTTTTAGATAAATTTGTAGTTGTTAACGTTGCAGTCGCATTTACTGCATCAGGAGTTGGTTGTGTGTCAAAAACAATACCATTGTTATTTATTTTAAACCTTGCAATACCCAGCGGTGATATTTCTATTTGCCCATCACCTTGAATATTAAAGATTCGCCCGTAGGTGCTATTGCCGATTATTTCAATAGCAGAAACATTGTCTTCTGATGTATCACGAGTTGCCGAAGTAAGTTTTAAACCAGCTGCCCCCCCATTTGTTTCATAAGAAAAACATGCCCTATTGCCGCTGTCTGCTTGACCACCAACAAGAAGGTTCCCGTTATTTGTCAGTGCCATCGCCTGAGTGAATGTTATCGGCGATCCCTCTGGTCCAGGGGGGGCGGAGAAGAACTTGAACCCTGCACCGTCCATCCGAATTGTGCGGGCCGTTGCGTTTCCACCGGTTCCAGAATAACGGTATGCGCCAACAGAATCTCGGTAGAAGTTGAATCCAAAATCAGCATCGGTTCCGTTATCCGCAGCTACTGACGAACTCAACAATTGAAACCCGCGATAGCGTCCAGTTCCCCAATCACTCGGCGCAGATCCCAGGCCGAGGTTACCCCTCGCATCCAGCGTCATCGCATGAGTGAAGGTGATGGCGTTGCCTGCTGTGCCGGAGGGGGCGATGAACCACTGGTGCCCACCACTGCCTTGGTCGTATCTATGTGCTGCTGCCGTGCTCTTATAAATCCAAGTAGCGCCTGAATTTAGATAAGCGTTGTTTGTCAGGAATGTGTTTGTCGTGCCTTGTGAATACAACGCGGCAGCAGGTTGATCTATGCCTTTGAATGTCGAAAACCACGCACTCGGTGTCACACCGATACCAATATTTCCGCTTGCAATAAGATTAGTAAATGAGCCTGAAGAAGGAGTTGCCTGCCCGATCGTTGTTCCGTTAATCGAGCCGCCGGTAATTGCAACTGCCGTTGGCTGGAATCTATATTTTGTTGCAACCGGAGAAACTCCGATTACATATTCAACTTCACATATAGCAGCGTCAATTTTGACTTCTTGCAACGAAGAAAAAACAGGTGATAACCATAAATTGTTTTCTATAACAACAGTATCAATAAACGATTCAGGAAATTGTGATGGATTAGTTCCAATTGAAACTTTAGTTTGTCCTGCACCATACGATGTTATTAAAATTTTTTGCCCAGCTGGGACATCAACAATTATTTGCCCACCAGATTGAATGAACGGCATATTTTTTTCCTTTATCCGACTCTATACCAAATTTTATTTACATTATCAAAGCGCAAACAGAAGAACCCGCCCGCCAAAATTGTTGCAGGCGCACCAGACAATCCAGAGCCATTTCCGTTTACTGTCAATGTTGTAATTGTTTGCGTGCTGTGAACTAATACTTCTTGCCTATCAATGCAATTGACTTGCAACGGCATCACAATCGTGCCTGCCGCGAAAGCCCCAGTAGGCGTAAGCAATAAGAACACGCTATTTGAAGCATTATTAACTTGAACGCTAAAGCCTGTTGAGCCTGGGCTTGAATACTGCGTTAGTTTATCATCGTTTGCTGTAACACCGTCTTGACAATATGCTTTTAACACAGACGCAGCAATACGTCTGCTAGAACCATTATTAGTGCTGAAAAACGGGAATTGATCACCATTTTCAATATTTGTCATCTCATTAAGCTGATTAAATGTAGTCATGTAACCTCAAATTTCTAATACTGAATCGCTGCCAACGTGAATTTGCTCTTCTCGTGATGTAAACGGGTCATCAATCGCGTAAGGCTTATATCCTGCGCCAGCAGGGTAACCAGCAGGAAGGTGCATTTCTGGTGGAGTTGCGAATTGAACCAGCAACGAGTCATAAGCCTGTTTTGCCGCTGCTTTCGTTTCAGCCGAAACAACCTTACCGTATGATGGAGCAAGGCGAACAGCTAATTGCAAAAATGCAGCCTCAACCGCGACATCCGGCATGTTTGTCTCAGAATCTAAATCGCTATTTTGCGGACTGCTCGGCAATGGATAGCCAAGCCGAATTCCTTTTGATTCCCATCCTGCAATCATTGAATCAAGCCGACGAAGAGCGCTTTCTAATTGATCTGCGGTTAAATCAAAAACATAAGGCGCAAGTCCTATCTCGTCAAACGCTTGCTGAATAATTTGGCGTTTCGTCCAGCTCATTATTCGGCCTTATGAGGGCGTCCCCGCCGTTTTGCAGGCTCTTGTTCGCCATCAATATATTCTATTTGCTTTTCTGCTTCTTTAATCGCATCTGACGTAGTTAATGCCCAGCCTTCAGATAAGGCTTGCATGATTTCATCATCGTTAACAATTGTATAAGTGTAAAACTTGCCTTCATACTCGAAATCACCACCAAGTTTATACAACATTGTTGTAGACATTATTTTACCTTTGTTTTTTTACCTGCTTTTTTTGCAGCTTCACGCGCAACAGACAACGAAATTGCAACAGCTTGTTTTTTAGGCTTACCAGCATTCATCTCTTTTTTTATATTAGCTGAAATTGTTTTTTGTGAATAGCCTTTTTTTAGTGGCATAAAACACCTCAAGAAAAAGGCCGGAAAACCGGCCTTGTTGATCAAAAATTAAGGCTGACCGAACAACAAAATACCACTCATTTCTGGCTGTTTATTTACAACGCCGAATAACACATCAAGACGATATTTCGTAATCATTGTGTTAATGTCGTATTGCTTCTGCATGACGACCTCAAGGCCTTGGTCTGTAGACGCCTTCATAATTGCAACGCCAGCATCTGCAGGCACTGAATAGCGGCCAGGCAGAATCTCAAGCGCGTCTTTTTGCCAGAACGGATTAACAGAAGCAGTTGCTGTATTTAAGAATGTAATAACCGCGCCGTTTGCTGGTGTTGCAGTAACGTTTTTATATTGCAACTCAGCATCAGTGCTGCCGCCACCAGAAATGATGGGTGGAGTAATTTGCACTGTACCAGTACCACCAGCTCCAGTTACGATTGCAACAATACGGAATGTTTTTGGCTGGCCGGTATCGCCTTTAGTAATTTGATGAACCGCATTGACTCCTGCAATAGTGAAGCAATCGCCAACTTTAACTGTTCCAGATCCAACAGTAATGGAGATTGTTTGAAAGCGGTTATCAACGTTTGCCGTTTCTCCTGTAACTGCTGTGCTTGTTGCTTTTGGCGTGTAATACTGATTTGCGCCATTGATTGAAACAGTAGTACCGGCTCGAACAGCTAAAGAGTTAGCATAATCAAGTTTAAATGTTTCAAATCCAGCAATATTTCCAACGTATGATTTTTCGTAAGCTGTGGTAGGCTTACCTGTCATTGTGCCACGGTTAGCTAAGTTGCTTGCCATATTGTTGTAGTCGCGGCTTGATAACGCTGCGTAACGGTCAAATTGCTGAATTCCTTGTTCATTCATAACTGCATCAGCTGCGGCTAAATCGTCGAAACCAGAAGCGGCAGCGGTACGTTTAACTACTAATGAACCAAAGTTTGCAGCAGCTGCCATAATCGATACGTTAATATCAGACGCAAGCTTTTGCTTTGCTGAGTCATTAAGTCTTCCTTCTTGGACAGCGTCGCGCAACTCTCGTGCGTTCATAGTCCACGGAACAGAACGGCTTGTGTTGATTGATGCAGGCACAGCAAGCTGAGTGAAGTCTTTAAAGTTTGACGTTTGATTCGTGCCGCTGAAAGACTGAGCGATATAAGGCATTGGACGCCAAATAATATCGTTCGACCGTTCCATCATAGCCTGGTCGGTGTTGTATATAGATACATTGCGTGACAATACTAGCGCGTCATTAAAGCCTTCTAAAATATTTTCAAAGGCAACGCGTTCTTCTTTGCTAAAAGAATTAGCCATAATTACTCCAAAAAAAATTAAGATTTGTTTCGAATTTGCCGTTTATACATAATGACTTTTGTTAAGTCTCCAGTTTTAGCAGCTTCTTCGCGTAAACGTTCCAAAGTTGAGTCAACTGTTCCTGACAACGGCGCGGTTCCTTTAATTCGCTTTTCTGGCGGCGGCGGAGGTGATTTTTTCGTTGTCACTTTTAAATCCTTTTCCAAGCTGCCAAGCATATAAGCAAACTTTACAGCATCATTAACAGAGGCAAGCTCACGCACTTTTTTTGGATTTTTACCTAGCGCATATACCAATAACGCGGGGTCTTTCGCTGCGTGCAAAATGATTCCTTGCTTTGTTTCATCAAGTGAATCAGTCACAACGCTTTCAGCATCATCAAAGTCTTTTACTTTAAGCTGCGTTTTCTTCGCTTCATAAGCCTTTAAAGTTTCGTTCCACTGCTGCCGCTGCTTTTCAGTAGCTGCCTTGGCTTCAGCTTCTTTGTGCTCAATCATGCGTTTGGTTTCATACCAAACCTCAAGAGCCGCTTCATACTTCTCAGCGTCATAATCGAATTGCTCAAGTGATGGTTTCGCTCCTAATTGAAGTGTTTTTTCATCTTCTTTTGGCGCGTTCAACTTGCTTTCTAATTCTTTTATGCGTCGCTCTTTTTCGCGGTTCTCTTTGCGAAGATTGCGAACCCAGTCCGGTGCAGGTTTTGCTTCTTCTTCTTCGGTTGGCGAGTCCTCTCCTATTGAAACAATAATTTCACCTTCTTCTTTCTGTTCTTCTGAACTTGAAGCATCGACTTCGCCAGCGGCTGCGGTTTCTTCGCTTGTTTCGTCGCTTGATGCAACTTCATCATCTTGAACATCATCTAAATTTGGTAATTGTTCCTTTTGGTTTTCTGCCATTATTAAATCCTTTTTTAACTCATTCACTTAAAGGTGGAATGGGGACCTGATAATTTATTGTTTCATCTTTTTGATTAGCTTGCAATAAGTTGCCAGCCATCTGTAAATCTTCTATTGCTTGTTTTCTTTCAACTTCGCTAATATCAGCCATAGTTTTAATGGTTTTCGCTTGCGTTTCTTCTGCTTTTGCAACGGTCAAAACAGTATCAGCTCGCGCTTTTGCTGCTTCCGCATTAGCTTGCTCTGCCGCTGCAAGCATATATTGCGATTGCGGAT